GAGCGCCTGGTTTATGTGGCTCAGTCTTAATGGATCAATCAAGCATTGTAGGATTTCACGTAGCAGGATGTGCTAGTAAAGGTGTAGGTGTATCTAAAATATTTTCAGCAGCCACAATATCAGACATTCATAAAGTGTTGGAGAATGATAAATCCTTTTATGTAGGATTAATCAGTGATAAAGTTATTCCGGATTCTAGCGTTATAAAATTGGAACAAAAGAGTTCCGTACATGTTGGTTCTAAGTCGAATTTGTGTCCAACTGAATTATTCGGGATTTATCCTGTAGATAGGTCTCCTGCGAATCTTCTTAAATACGGTAAGAATACTGTTAAGGACATAGCCAAGAAGTCTTTTGGCCGAACGACATTCGTGCCAGAAAAACATATATCTTTTGGAAGAGAATGGTTGCGAGACGAACTTAAGAATTTCTCACCGAAGATTATGAGTGAGAAAGAAATAGTTTGTGGTACTTTGTTGTTAGCGGGTCTGAATAAGAAATCGAGCAATGGATTCGGCAATAGCAAGAATAAAGAAGATTATATAGATTTTATAGGACAGCAACCCACTCCTCTTTTATGTGAACAATTGTGTGAAATTGAAGAAGGAATTAAAAATGGGACGCCCCCTTGGCATTATTTTTACTGGGTAGAAGCGTTGAAGGATGAGTTACGTAATAATGAAAAGGATGGAGTTCCGCGAAGCTTTAGAGTAGGAACCATCCAACATCAATATTTGATGAAAAAATACTTTGGGTCATTAGTGGAGTATTTGATGAGCCGTAGAGATTGTAATGGCATAATGGTGGGCTGCAACCCCATAAAAGAGTGGCCTGTCATGTATAAAAAATTGTTAGAATGTAACGTTGGAGTTTTTGCCGGGGATATAGCTAAGTGGGATGGATCGATGAATAATTTAGTTCAGGATGCAATTAAACAAGAGATTGAAAGTAAATTTGCAAGTGATCCTGTAGTTAGCTTTTTGCTTGAGCAAGCGGTTCGTAGTTTGGTTCTAGTTAGTGATGATGTGTATTTGACAACGCATTCAATGCCGTCAGGACATTATCTGACCGCAATTTTGAATTCCCTAGTTAATAGGTTTTACAGTGCCATTTGGTATTCTATGTGTTGTGAGACTCAAGGTAAGACTCCAAAATTATCTATTTTTAATTCTAACATTTTAGATTTTGTTTACGGGGATGACAAAGTCGTGGGTATTAAAAATATGGATGGTAGTATTTTTAATGCAGTAACGATGCGTGAATTTTTTGATTTCATGGGCATGGGTTTTACTGATAGTTATAAAATGCCAATAACCACTCCTTTCCAATCGTTGGATGAAATAACATTTTTAAAAAGGTCTTTTCGATATCATTTTAAATTAAAGCGCATAGTTTGTCCACTTGAATTGAGAACTTTGCAGAATTCTCTTAGTTTTTATGATGAGACTAAAGATTATGAGGTGGTTTTACAAGGTAAAATAGACAATTATATGCGAGAAATTTATTTGCATCCGAATTATGAGTTTTTGTTAGCTGATTTTTTAGTTAGATTGCGAGATCGTGGGATTGACCAAAAGCCCTATTCCGAAGATTATTTGCTCGATGTTTATAATCGAGCGTTTGTCGAAGGGTTGGACCCCTCCCTCTTTTATTGGGGTCAAGTAATGTATTAGATAAGACTTATAACTAGCATCCGCGTGCTAGGGTACTGGGTACGTTACTAATTATGCGGAACTAGTAAGAGTAAAAGCGTTGATGGAGCTTTTATCTTTCTTTAATAAATAATTCATCACAAATTTTGAAAATGATATTAATAATATAATGAATAAATCTGAAGATACGTGTGTTGACGTATCAGCTCAGAATTTTTGGTCCGCTGTGCGTACCAAAAATGCTATAGAACCTGAGATTGCATACGAGAAGTTTCCTTCTTTGTCTTGTGTTCCACCAATCTTGGAGATGGATTATTCCCGAATTTTAAATAAACCTTTCTTTGTAAAAAATATAACTTGGTCGACAACTAGTTTAGCCAATATAGTCATAGCCAATTTGAACTTTCCTCAAGATTTTTTAAATAATCCTTTGGTTCAAGTTCCTTTTAACGCGTCGGTATATTACAGAGCAAAGGCTGTTTTGATGTTACAAGTGTCTGGCACACCAATGCACGCAGGCACACTGATTGTTTCTTCTTTGCCAGTGGACGCTACAACTAGCACTTTAAGTCCTCGGCAGCGTATGAATTCTTATATGTCTGCGCCTCATGTTTTTCTCTCAGCTAATGAAGCAACGCCTGCGTTGTTAGAGGTTCCATTTTATGTAAATACTAAATTGGCTTCCATTAGTCTTGATGGTAATACACCAACATATACTACTTTCACAGGTAATTATGCAGATATTATATTTCAGGTGTTGAATCCATTGAGTGCTCCTACTGGTGCCTCAACTTCGCTAACGGTTTCCGTACACGTAGTTTTTAAAGATCTGGAATTTTATGTACCACATGTTAATCCTACTTATGTTGCGCCAACTGCTATTAGGGCGTTTGGGGATGATTTTGAGGGAGAATCCTTTACAGAGGAGTCTTCTTTTATCCAGACTGCGAAAGGTTTTGTTACGGATATATTTGATCGTGCAACTCAAGGTTTAAAAAACGGGGCAAGCTCTGTTGTGGATGGCATCGCCACAACAATATCGGGCGCGAAACCTTTGTTATTCGATGCCATAGATATAGGGCGAGGGTATCTGCGGCATTTGACCGGTTTGCACAATGCTGCCGATACCACCATTTCCACTAAGTGTGCTGTCCAAATGAGGCAGTATAATAATATAGTGGATGCACCTATACAATTGGAGAAAATGGATCCTTATTCACAATTTTCTCATTATACTAGAGACTATACTTTTGATACTGCTCGTGATGAAATGGATGTGATTAGTATTGTATCTAAACCCCAATTTTTGTCAACTTTTACTGTTAAAAGTACCGACGCAGCTGGTAAGTTATTATGGTCCAGGCCTATAACTCCGTTTCAAGATGTCAGTATAGTCCAAGTTCCAAATGTGACAACGGTAGGTGGTTCTAATGCTTTTTGTTTTGCTAATAATATTCAAACTTTATATACCTTGTCGCGATATTGGAGGGGCACTATCAAAATACACGTTCAAGCGGCTATGTCGAATTTCCAATTTTGTAAATTAACGTTGGCTAGGAATTATTCTCCGGATATTAGAGCTCTGTCCCAAGTTCCAAGTTTTGATTCAATCCCTAATTTGATGATGGAGTCGGTAGAATTTTCGGCAGGAGGCCAAGTTCAAACTTTTGAGCTACCTTATTGTGCACCCTTGGAG